CTCAAAGCGCTTTTGGACTTCGCGTGTGCCTTCATCGCTATTCAGCTTGTTCGTGAGTCCATCAATTTTTAAGATATCGACGCACATTTCAAAGAACATGCTGGCGGTGCCGCTGGCGACCGTATCGCCGCGTTGTAGCTCGTCGTAAAGAGCTTGCAGTACGCTATCGTGCCAAAAGCCTTGCTGCTTTAAATCACTGACCGGTACCAGCGCGCCATCGGAGAAGATGAGGCGGCTGGCATGAATGATTTGCTGTGTCTCGGCAACGCGATAATACTCAGGTCGCCAATATTCGGGGCGGTTTAAGTCAACCAGGCAAGGTTGCTTATCTACTGTGAGTTGGTGTTGATCCAGAACGAGAAAGCCCTGTAGCGCCCCACGGCGGATACGTTTAATTTCTAACGGCGTCTCGGGGTCCTCACCCGCTAAGCTCATGTAGAGCGCCGAGCCGCCAAAGAGTCGGCCCCATTTCAAATTATTCGTGAGCAGCGTCACCAGCTTAAAGCGCTTTTCGGCGGCTTCTAGTTTGTCTTTACTGTTTTCATCTTTGGTCTCGAGGCTTAGCCATTCACGCGTCATATCCTCAGCCGGCGCATCGATGATTTTGCGCGCCAGCCAATTTGAGCGATACATCGTGGCGAGTTCGCTGCGGCTAATCGTTTTGCGAAACGCATAATGGTTATACGCCATCTTGTCGCGGCTATTCATCAGGCCTGCGACGAGATTGGTGAGGCTATCTTGGGTGATGTCCGTTGGCTGGACTGCCAAGGTGGGTATTGCTTGCACCCCTTTATTTTTATGTTTTTTTGACAAAATTTAACCTAAATAGTGAATTCGGGTAAAATAAGAATCGGGCGTTTGGTACTCCCTTCATTGGATTGATCTCCAGTGGCCCGCTAGGGATACTGAGCGCCCACCTTCCTAAACTTCCCTCTAAGTCCATCCCGACCAATCCGAGCTTTTCGCTAAACAATCGGTAATTGCATCAATCATCGGATCAATCTGGTCATCGTGTGCGTGCGTATTATTGGCCGTGAAGGCCTCGCATTCGGCAATAAAGTCTTTCACCCAAGGCGCTGTTTTGGGGAGCGCAATACGTCCTGACTCAATGTAAGCCAGCACGCCCATGATGCGGGTGAGCTTATCGGTACCGCGAGGAATGCCTTTAACGGGGATATGGCCGTCTTCCTGAATGTCTTGAATCAGGCCTGTGCCTGAGGATTTATCCTCGACGAGCAGTTGCGCTAAGGGTGCGCTGGTCTTATGGTCATAGGCCTTGTGCCTATTCCAAAAGGCAATCGCACGACGCTTGAGTTCAGGCGCAGGCCATTTGCCGCGGATGAGATCCAGCAGATAGAGTCGGTTATCTTCTCCCAAGCCCCACAGCTGAAACACGCTGTAATCGTTGTGCTCCGCGGTCTTTTGTGCGGTATCGGCATACATTTTGCGTAGGCGAATGCGGGGCGGTATTTCGTAATACGAAAACCATTCACTTTTGATTAAATCACCGCCGAGTGCGCGGGGTTGCTGCTGGTACTGGCTCGTGAACACGTAGCGATCCGCTTGCTCGAGCGCGCATAAATCGTTAAGCGGCTCTTTATAGGGCCAGTAGCTAAACCGCCCATGTTCGTCTCGTAGCGAGGTATCTATCCTGTCTCGATAGCCAGAGGGTAAAGCGGCCACATACGTATCATCCAACAACGCCGGAATCGAAACGAAGGTCCAGTCGCCAGGCACTTTGCCCATTTGGATAAAGCCAGTTGGGTCTTCTTGGGCTAAACGCTGCATGATGACAACAATCGGTGTATCCGGCTGCGCCTTACGGCTTTTAACGGTAGATACGAGCTTACGATTTGCTTTGTCACGGGCGGCTTTGCTATACGCATCCTCGACTTTAAGCGGATCATCAATGATGAGCGCGCCTTGCCAGCCTGGAGCCATATGACCCGCTCTAAAACCGGTAATCTGACCACCTAATGAGACCGCATAGACGCCCCCAGCTTTCTTACCATCGAGCAGCACATTCCAGCGCTTTTTACTCTTTGCATCCTGAGCAATCGCGAGCGGCCACAGCGCTTGATATTCCTCGCTACGGATAATTTCTCGCGCCATTTCAGAATTGAGTAAGGCCAGATCGTCAGAATACGAAATATGCAAAAAGCGCGCTCTGGGATTCAGCGCTAAGCCCCGTGCGATCAAGTTAATCGCCACCAGCTCAGTCTTGGAAGAGCCTGGCGGCACATTAATCACAACATTCTTCAACTCGCCATCGATGACTTTCTGCACCGTATCGGCAATCAACGCATGGTGCCAGTTCAGATGAAACGGAATGCCCTGGCGGTGTTTAAAGAAATACCGCGTAAAAAATAGGTGACTTTGCTCACATTTGGCCTTAGCGACCGCCCGAAGCACCTCGGGATCAATAGCTTTCCTCAAGGTGGGCGACGGTGGCTTTGACTTGGGCTTCATCGACGATAGTGATTTTTTGTTCAATCGGGCCATCGTTTGCGCCGCTGATATTTTGCTGGATGCGGTCGCCATATTTCTTGGGCGCTAATTGACCGGCAAGCCATTTACGGGCATCGACGCGGAGCTTGGAGCGTTGCACGGCTTCGTGGCGCACGCGTTCATTGCCTTGCTCGTCGACTTGCATATCCTGAGTAGAGTCATCGGCAATATCCAGAACCTCATCGGCGAGCGTGTCGGCTTGAACTTCGCGTGCGCGCGTGTATTGGTCTCGAAATGACTCAGATTGCGTGAGCCATCGATACACAGTCGCTTGATAGGGCATCTCCTTTTGCGCGCATATGGAGCGCAAACTTTGACCGACCATCAAGCGTTCACAGATTTTTGTTGCTAGAGCAATCGTGTATTTGCTGGGTCGAGCCATCGTCAGAGGTAAAAGCAAACAGGCATAAAAAAAGCAGCTTTTAGGCTGCCTGAGGCTGAAAATCATTGGGAAAAACACCTGCAAAAACCCACTCAAAAAAGCGGCTGAATTTTTAGGACGGTTTTTCCCACCGCCATTGTCGTGGTTTTTGTCGCGGTTTGCAAAAGTTCATGTCGTGGTTTTCCATCGATAAAGCGTATAGCCTCCGTTGCCTGCCCGCGAAGGTATTTTAAATATTCTTCCCATCTCGGTGAGCGTATCTAAAACGCGTAATACCCCTCGATGGGTAGCACAGCGCTCTTTCTTACTTTTTGGATTCGGATTAGCGTGCCGCACGATTTCAATCATTTTAAAATTCCGTTCAGGATAAGCACTCATCAGTTCCATAATCTCCCGCGCATATTTCATCCAAAAGCCCTTTCGATGCGAAAGCATCCGCTCCGTAAAATCGTCTCATAATTGGCTAGCGACATTTTTAATTGGCGCGCCGCCCCCGTTCTGCCATAGCGAGCACGACCGGACTCCCAAGGGTGAATATATTCTGCTTTCATGACGTGTTGCTCCTGTTTCAGCATCGCAACATAAGCCCGCTGCACAATCTCGGCATTCGGGACGTAGGGTGGAGGCAGAGATGTTTCGGCCTCGCCTAGATCACTTGGCGCACGATAGTAACGCTCAGCCGAAGCGCACTGCGTCGGTGGCAGAGGATGCGGCCAGGGGCCAGACCAGCACCAGCGAACCCAATTTTGTATTTCGTGCTCGACCCATTCAGGCACTTCTTTCCATGAAGCTTTTTGTTTAATCCGCATTTTTAGCTTAAATCTACTGTACGATGTTTGTGGGATTGTTTTGGCTTGGCGTTCTGTATCACGCAGCCTCCTGATGACATGCGATTTGCAGCTCTTTTGGATGCAGTTGGGTAAATCCAATCAAAGGTTTATGGGTGCCAAGTTGCATGACGCGCTGCGCCATGGCAGCACTGCCGACTAACAACGGTGGTGCAACTTTAAATCCAAGTTGTTGATTCGTCATTTCTGCGATGCCAATCAACACGGGCGGATAGTCTGGCACTTCGCTGCGCATCCGGTATCCGCGGTAACGATTCACAAACTCATTGCGTACAAACGGCCAGTTCTCCTCATGCTTCGTGCTGAGTTGAACCCAGCCGCCCATTTCGGAAAGCACGCGATGAATAAGCGGGTCGTCGAAAACAATACTTGGGTACGGACCTTTTTCACGCATGGTCCGATCCACTTTGCTCCAAGCAGTCAACGCAGCATCTTGCGTAGAGCCTTGCAGCATCTTGTGAATATCGGCGATTTTGGGCATGAACTGGCCCGTATCGGGATTGTTCACATGCCGGTTGAGCGCTTCGCGTACAGCGGCGAGGTCATACGCTTGCAAGCCTTGCCAGTACAGCGCCACCAGAGCGGGGGACAAATCCCGTCCGTACATCGCCATAATCGCTTGCAGCATCTGGCCGAAAGCCGCAAAATCACAGGATTGCATCAGCGCTCTCCCCAAAAATCAGCGCCTTGGCCTCAAGGCAGGCTTGGGCATTACGCGCTTCCAACATCGCCTGCCGGTTGAACCCGTGCGCTTCATGGCGCTTGAGGTCAAACAGCCCTTTCCAGCCGTTCACGATGCTCTGGTTGAGCACGGCGCTTGGGTCATGGCCGTTGTCTCGAAGTCGCGAAAGCTCGGCTATCGCTCGCACTTGGGCCACTTCGCTCATCGGTGCTTTCAGCCGCTTTCGATGCTCGGTAAAGGCCAACCAGTCCTCTTTCGCCAGCCAGTCTGGCAACGTCACCGCCGGCTTTTCGCGTGTCCGAGGGGTTGAAGGGGATTTATCCCCTTCTTTCTTCGAAGAAGAAGGTGAATATGAATGTGATTGTGAAGGGCATTCATCAAGCATTGCACTGGCATTGCTGCAAGCATTGCTTGTAGCATCTTCAAAGGATTGCTTGGACCATCGTTTAGTCGCTGCTTTGCGAGCGCGCTCCGTATGCTTGACTGAATTTCTAGCGACTCGCTCCAATTCGGTATCAATGCGCTTGTGACGCCATTCGTCGTGACCAACTTGGAATAGTCTGGACAACGCGCCACGCTGTTTTTTCCAATGCGATAGAGAAAGGCGTGTGATATTTGCAAGCGCAGCATCATCATCCGGCAGTGCACCATTGCGCCAGTAATCCATGATTAGCAGCAGGTAAGCCCCGTGCTGTTCAGTGGTTAGCCGCGTTGTGTCCGCCAGATAATCGGCAATATAAAGCGGCATCCAGATATTGGGTTTTTGGCTCATTCGCAAGCTTTATGTGCAGATGCGCATGCCACCACTGAGCGATCTTGCAAAGCAGGGTCTTTGCGCCAGTCGGCGGGGTAGAATTGGAAGGATGGACGTTTCATTTTTAAGAAACTTCCTAAGCGGTTTTACAAAATCTTGAGTGCAGCATTACCAGCTTTGCGATAAGCGCAAACATGAAAATATCTTTATCGTCTGCTTTTTGATATGCTTCATTAATAAGAGAAACGGATTGTGAGGATGATTTCCTCAGTAGCGATTCTAGTACTTCATCGTAAGTCACTACTTCATTTATATACATGTCAAATATCATCTATGATTGTCCCCATTGCGGAACTCAAAAGGTTTATTTCAAAGTTTTTTACTCAAAGCAGCACTTAAAAAAAACGGACATTTATAATGCGCTTGCTGAATGCGGCTCTTGCTACGAACCAATTGCATTGGTTATAAATTGGGTTGTTCCATACCCTAAAAAAGACCTCCCGCATGAATACTTTGATGCCATATGCACTGCCAATAATTTTTTCGGATTGAAAGTCTTTCCAGCTCCTCCAGCGACAAATGCTCCTGACCACGTTCCCGATGATGTCAAACGCTGTTTCGAACAAGCGGCAAAGAGTCGAAATGCAGGTCTTTTTGATGCGGCAGGCATGATGTATAGAAAAACACTTGAAATAGCGTTGAAGGGCTTCGCTCCCGAAATAGTCGCTTGGCGCCTTGACACTCGTATCGATAAACTGGCGAAAGAAGGGCAGATTACGCCAGCTCTGAGAGATTGGGCTCACGAGATTCGGACGTTGGGTAATGATGTGGTGCATAACGCTATCGAGGTGACGCAAGCAGAAGCAAATCAGTTGCATATGTTTTGTACAATGTTATTAATGTATTTGTTCACGGTGCCAGAAGAAATTGCACTTAATAGAAAAAAGTCAGAAAGTAATTAAGCATTTCATGTCAACCCAGCTTGTTTTATAAGTTGATGAAACTGACCAAACATGGTCGTTAGTTGAGCTAAAGCGGCACTTTGTTTTGCTGATTTGTCGGATAAGAACTTTTCAGCTAAGTAATAAATTGGAGTTAGATCCTTTGTTGTTTCGATATAGCGTTCAAGCCTATCAATAGAAAAATGTCGTGATGAGTCCTCACTGAGCTGTACTGAAAGGTTGCTGGGGGCGAGATCAAGATCAATAGCGATACGAGTCAGTCCACGCTGATAAACGCCAGTCGCAACGCACTCGCGCAAAGACCTATACCGCTCCACCAACCCAGCCTCAAAATCTAGCGTAAGCTGGCTTGAATTGTGTTTGATAACGGTTGATATCATGTTTTATCACTCGTTATCAAAGGCAGCGAAGACAATTCTCCGAAAGGGCATTGATTCGCTTGGCACCATCTGTGCCAGCCTTTCAGGCCATACACGGATGACATTGGTGCACTTTTCATGTTTTCCATTCACTATTTCCTCAACTCATCATAAAAATACATATGATTGAAAATGAAATTAAGCTTGGCTCATTAGTATTAGAGCCGCAAAATAATAGAGTCCTTGCCAAGGCAGCTTTTGAACGTATGAATTCTGGAGTTCGAGAAAGAATCTCGGCCGAAGTCTTGCTCCCCGTTCACGGTAAAACTTTGGAAGCCATTCAAGAGCAGTTTTTTCGGCATACATCCAAATTGCTCGAAGAGTTTTGGTTTGCGAATGATCCTCAGAAGTTTTGGAGGCCGGCTTGATCTTCTTTTTCTGAACACTGCAGAAGTCGCATGCCCATTCGGTAATAGTTTTTTCGATATGCATTTAAGTCGTTTCTAGGCTGGATTCGAAAAGACAGGTTGTAGTTTGTTTGACGATGACTGATAGATTCTCATCCGTAAAAACATCTGGTCGTGCGAGGCGCAAAAATTGCAGGCGTGATTTTGGAATACCGTGTTTGCGCCACTCGGATACGGCGGGTGCGCTCACCTCGCAAATGCGAGCGGCCTCAGATGTACCGCCCAGGCGATTAATTACAAGGTTCGGATCTAAATGCATGTCAGTTCGTTTAATGATCTGAAATATATTTAAGCATACTTAACTCAATATTGCAAGCATGCTGAAGTGCACTCGTATTAAGCTTTCTTAATGAACTGGAATCAAAGAATCGCTAAAGTCCGCGAAGAAGTGGGCATGACGAAAGCGCAGTTAGCTCGCGCTGTCGGGGTCAGGCCCGCATCTGTCACTCAGTGGGAAAATGGAGACACTAAGAATCTGGATGCAGGTAACTGCATTCTCATTTGTGAAAGTCTTGGCATTAGACCTAAGTGGCTAGTATTTGGACACGGACCCAAATATCAAACAACAGAAAAAAATATACGTAGTGCTATCACCTTGCTTGAATCATTGCCGGATTTGGAAGTAGAACGGGCAATTAATGTGCTTCGATCCGTATTTAATGAGTTACCTATTAGGGAGGTCCCATCCTCGCTTTCTCCAAAATCTGTAGAGGCAAAATACTTTCCTTCTATCGACAATGAACAGGAGAAGGGACAAAAAAATGGGCGCAATTTTAAATCTGGTACCTCTTGATAAAAAGAAGGCAAAAGAAGTCGAAGAAGCGTTGCGAGATCTTTTAAATTTGGTTCAGCAGGGCGCAATAAACGGCCTAATATTTCAGTTTCGAACACACAACGGCGAGCATTTTCATGGCCTCGCTGGTCACTATCGCAAAAATCTTGTTGAAGCTATTGGCTCTTTAGGCTGCTTGAAAATGCGCCTCATCCAAGTCGCAGAGAGCACTATTAAACGGTCATAGCATCAGTTTTTCAGTGGCATGTAGTAAGCATGCTGCACATTTTTCTTGACTTTGAAATTAAGTATGCTTAATATTGATTTAAGCATACTTAAATAAAGGAGTGGCGATGAGTCGATTGCCTCTATATCAAATTAGAGATTATGGCCTGGAGAAAAAGAGAATTTTTGCTCAATCCGGTGAAAAGACGAACAGGCAACTACCGATAAGTAGAGCGAGAGTAGATGTCATGAGGCCAAAGGCAGAGCTTTTACGGAGGTATGCCCCTGTCAAGAAAGCCCCCATTGTCATCATTACAGCGCCAATTGCAGCGGGTGTACTCATGCGTCAAGCTATAGCATCAGATATTCAGAAGAGTATTCAGGGAATAGTTTGTCAAAACAATGATGGTGAAAGTCAGAAAAATGTTTTGACAAGAAGCCCGAAGATACCGGTAGCAATTAAACCTAACATCCATTTCACAGAAGACATTTCAGCGCCTATGACGATGAATTTGGCATCCATGTCTTTTCGTAAGTCACTTATCTCATGGCGCACATTACTTATTTCATGGCGCAAGCCCGTTTCGAGTTTTTCTAAATCATTTCTTACGGAAGATTCATATTCCCGCAGATCCGCTTTGGTTGCTAACTCTGCTGCTTCATGTGAGTTTCTTACGGCCATAGAAAAAGCTTTCGCTTGCGCCTCTGGCACGCCAGCATCTTTAAGCGTCTCAACAAACTGCAATGTATCGAATGCAACTGCACCCATAGCTAGTACCTCCTGTCTCCAAATTCTAGCACAAGATTTTCTTTGTGATGGTTATACCAGAAAAGCTGCAAACGAGGGCGAATACGGCCCATGGAGCGTGGCATGAACGTGAACGAACTGATGCATAAGGTCGAAGCCCACTACGACCGATTACAGGCACGCTCAGAAGCTGCCGACAAGGATTACTGCGCGCTGGCTAACGCAGTTGAAGAAAAAATGATTTTAGAAGATCTACTAGAAGCCATAGTGGATCTACCCGATGAGGTTAAAAAGCAAGCGCTATGCGATGCGGCTCAGGGGCGGACCACCCTCTTGCTTGCTGAAACCTACGATCGCCTTTTGCAAGCGCAGACAGATGAGGCGCTGCAAAGAGCGACAGAGTACGCACGATATTTGCCTTTGTACGAAAGCTAAAGCGATCCAAAAACGCCATCGATTCTAACCTTCGTAAAGGAGAACGTTATGTCAGGAACATTTATAGAGCCAAAGAAATATGAGTTAGTCCTTGATGATTTTATCGAGGAGTCAGGCCATAGACTCTTCCGAATCCGAGCCTTGATTAATTTTGGAAAGGTCAAGGCAGGCGATCTTGGGGGGTATATCGAGCAAGAAGAAAATTTATGTCACTTAGGTTCTTGCTGGGTATACGAGAGTGCGCGAGTTTTAGAGAATGCCCAAGTATTTGGTCACGCCTGGGTATTGGGCAACGCCTGTGTATTAGGAGAAGGGCGGGTATCGGGCCATGCTCAGATAGCAGGCGACGCACAAATATCGGGTAACGCCCGAGTATTAGGCAACGCACACGTATTAGGCCAATCCTGGGTATTAGAGAATGCCCAAGTATTGGGCAATGCCTGGATATCGGGCAACGCCTGTGTATCAGGCCACGCACATGTAATGGACCAATCGTGGATATCAGAGAATGCCCAAGTATCGGGCAATGCGTGGATATCAGGTAACGCCTGTGTATCAGGTAACACCCAAGTATTGGGCAGCGCCTATGTATTGGAAAATGCTTGTGTATCAGGCGACGTGCAAGTCTCGGGCCGTGCCCAGATAGCTGGCAGTGCGCATATATCGGGCCGCGCCTGTGTATCGGGCAACGCAGAAGTATGGGGTAAGGTAGAGGTATCAGGCTGTGCCCATTTATCAAGCAATGCAAGAGTATGTAGCAATAAGGATTTTTTTAATTTTTTCGATTTTTATGACATTGCTTTGACCGCCTATCGCACGCAAAGCGGCGGGATTGAGCTGACGCATCATTCTTTTAGCGGCACGCCCGAAATTTTCCTTAAAAGAGTTGCTCACCAGTATGGCGATGAGGATGTTACTCAGGAATATCAACGGTTGATCGAACGCGCGCAACGGCGCTTGCAGGCTAATAACTCTTTACAAGAGGCCGCCGCATGAAACGCCCTGACAACGCGTTGCTACGCGCGGCGATACGGGCAAACCGCATCGAAGTTCTCATCAAAGCCAGCGTAGGGACGTTCTTACTCGCTCTATGCCTGGGTGCAGCCATTTTACTGGAGATCAAATGAACCCATCCATGCGTAAAGCATTCCTGGCTGCCCGTCGGACCGGCATTGGCGGTTCTGACATCGGGGCCATCCTGGGCATTAGCCCTTTCAGCACAGCGGTTGATGTGTATTTGGCTAAGACGGAGCCGCCCCCCGCGGATGAGCCGACTGAATACCTTTACTGGGGACATGCGGTGGAGCCGATCATCATCCAGCGCTTTTCAGAGGAGCACGGCATTGAGATTATTCAGCCGGACACGATTGCGCGCCACCCTGAGCACGAATGGATGGTTGCGAACCTAGATGGAATGATCCCCGGCGAGCGCCCCGGCGTGCTGGAAATCAAGAACGTCAATACATTTAGCGCTAAAGCATGGGGTTTAGAAGGGAGTGACGACGTGCCGCTGACATACGTCGCGCAAGTCGCATGGTACATGGCAGTGAAAAATTATGACTATGCAGTGATTGCGGCGCTGTTTGGCGGCAATGAGTATCGGGAATTTCGTATTGAGCGAGATCACGAGTTAGAAGCGATCCTAATTGATGCGGGTCGGGAATTTTGGTTCAAGCACGTCCTACCCCAAATTGCGCCGGAGGCGAAGACATTAAGCGATGTAGCGAGTTTATTCAAGCGTGACGATGGGCGCGTGCTTGAAGCCGATGATGCGTTGTTGGATTTATACACGCAGTTAAAAAGCGCCAAAGCTCAGGCTAAGCATGTTGTAGGGAACATCGAACTTCTCGAAACCAAGATTAAGGCTCGCATGGGCGAATCCGCAACGCTGCGCTACCAAGGCCAGCCTCTGGCGACGTGGAAAACCCAGGCTTCGCAGCGTGTGGATATCAAAGCCTTCGAGCAAGCTCATCCTGAGCTTTGCCAACAATTTCGCAAAACCAGCGAATCTCGCACATTTTGCCTGAAGTAACCCACTGTATTGAGGAGAAAAAACATGAGTGTTCAAGCGTTAAAAGCGGCCGCCACTGGCGAACCGGCATTGACCAAGGTGATGAAACCTAGGGAAAGGATTGCCCATTTGCTGAAATCTAGGCAAGGAGAGATCGCCAAGATGCTGCCCAAGCATCTAAACGCAGAGCGCCTACTGAAGGTGGCGCAGATCGCGGCGATCACCACTCCGGCGTTGTCTGAATGTGACATTCCGAGCCTGGTGAGCGCGATCGGTCAGTGCGCGCAGATGGGACTGGAGCCGAATACCGTGCTCGGTCACGCTTATCTGGTGCCGTTCAACGTTAAGCGAAGGGGGAGTTGGGTGAAGTCCGTGCAAGTGATGATCGGCTACAAAGGCCTGATCGATCTTGCGCGCCGTTCCGGTCAGATTGTAAGTATTGCGGCGCATGAGGTCTGCGAGAAGGACCAGTTCGAGCTGGTGTATGGCTTGGATGAGAAATTGAATCATACGCCCGCCTTGGGTGAGCGCGGCGAAATCATCGGCTTTTATGCGGTAGCGAAGTTGAAGGATGGCGGCCACTGCTTTGAGTTCATGAGTCGAATGCAGGTCGAGGCGATCCAGGCTGCTGCGGACAAGAAAAACAAGTACCCGTCGAAGGTCTGGCTCGAGCACTTCACTGAGATGGGGCGCAAGACGGTGATTCGACGTTTAGCGAAGTATTTGCCGCTATCGATCGAGTTTCAAACGGCGGCGGCCTTGGATGGTATGGCTGAGGCAGGCAAGGACCAACACTTAGACACGATCGACGGCGAATTTACGGTATTTGCCGAGGATGCCCCTTACGGTGAGGATGAAAACGGTGTGGCGGAAAGCGGCGAAACTTCAGAGGCTCCAGAACGGGGTGAAAACACTGTCCCCGATGCTCACTGGATACCCAATGCGGAAGAAGAAGCAAAAATCCGTGCGCACGAGATGGAAGAAGCCTATGGAGAGGCTGCGCCTCGTAAAAGTTATGAACGGGTGATGAGCGGCATTGAATAACCCACCCTACGTTGAAGAGTTTTAATCCTGAACAGGAGATTGTATGAAGTTATCACGCTTGAGCATCAAGAATTTTCTGGGCGTGCGCGAGGCCGATAAGCCGCTCACGCATCCCGTCACATTGTTTGCGGGAAAGAATGGGGCGGGTAAATCGAGCCTGCAAGAAGCGGTACGTATGGCGCTCACCGGTGAAACCGTGCGTGTGGGTCTTAAAAAAGAGTGCGGCCAACTGGTGACCGAAGGCGCTGAAGTGGGTTTTGTTGAAGTTGAGATTGACCATAAAATTCGCGCCGCACTCCGCTTACCGGCGGGTAAAACCACGCTAACAGAGAACTATGTCTTGCCCAGAGCGCTGCCGCATGTGCTGGATGCGCAACATTTTACGCGACTTGGATGCAATGAGCGTCGCACCTTTTTATTTAGTTTGATGGGTCTGAATGCGGGTCGTGCTGAGGTGCAAAGACGGCTGTTGGAAAAAGGGTGTGATGCGCAAAAAGTGGAAGTGCTGATGCCGCTATTCCGTTCAGGCTTTGATGCAGCGCACGAATGGGCGAAGGACAAGGCACGCGATGAAAAAGCAGTGTGGCGCACGCTCACAGGGGAAGCCTACGGCGACAATAAAGCGGCCACGTGGCAGGCCAAAAAGCCAGAGTTTGAGCGTACAGCATCGGCTGATTTGCCCCACCGGTTATCTGCCCTCGATGCTGAACTGGCCGAAACCCATCAACATCTGGGTGGATTGCAGGCGGATCACAAGCGGTATGCCGACTCTGCGCAGCGGCTCGCTGAATGGCGTGAGAAAGGTAGCCGTCATACGTATATTGCCGACACACTCGCCCGCGATCAAGCAGAACTGAAAGAGTGGGAAACAAAAGTGGCGACGCTCAAAGCGTTGAATTTTGCGAAAAATGCACTGCCTTGCCCAAACTGCGACACGCTGTTGGCGCTGAAGGATGGGGGGCTGCATGCGGTGCCGTTTGCAGAGGGCGTAGAGGAGAACCTTGGCCGATTGCCAGAATACGAAGCGGCGGTGTACCGGTTAAAGCAAGCGGTTGCTAACGAGGCGCGAGCGTTAGCGGATGCTGAGGCAGCCATGAAAGCGATGGCTGAATTAGAGCTAGCCCTTGGCGAGAAGCCAGACGAAACAGTCATTCATGCTGTGCGCGAGCAACTCGAAAAACTCAAAAACGACCGCAGCACCCTAGCAGAAAAAAGGGCGGCTTATCAAGAGGCCGAGCGTCAGGTGACGCAAGCAGATGAGCGTACTGCCAAGGCTCTGTCTGCGCACGAATCGGTGCGGGCGTGGAGTGCGATTGCCGATGCGTTGGCCCCTAAGGGTATCCCAGGGGAAATGCTTGCCGAAGCTTTGACGCCGCTCAATGAGCGTTTGGAAGACTCGGCTGCGATCACAGAATGGACGCAGGTTGTGGTGACAAAGGATATGCACGTGCAAGCGGGTGGCCGTTCGTATGCGCTGTTGTCTGAATCGGAGAAGTGGCGAGCGGATGCAATGTTGGCGGAAGCAATCTCTTATCTGTCCAAAATCAAACTAGTGGTGTTGGACCGGTTTGACGTATTGGATTTGAAAGGCCGTGAAGAGTTATTGACTTGGCTAGATAGTCTGGCCCAAGGCGGAGAGATCGATACCGCGCTGATTTTTGGCACGCTTAAAGCGTTGCCTCAGAGTTTTTCTCAAAACATAGCGACGCACTGGCTGGAAAAAGGGGTGATTGTCGAATTCAAAGAAGCGGCTTGAGTCAAGTCCACACAAATAAGGAAAGGTATGTATCAGTTAAATATAGAAGCCGCGAGGCTAGCGGAACAGCGCAGCAGTCGTATCACAGTGCCAGGGGAGTATGTGGGTCAGTTTATGCAAGCGGTAGAGGTGACGAGTCCGCATAAAACTCGGGGTATCGAGTTGGTGTTTGAAACGGAGAACAAGGCGAGGGCATATTTTACGTTGTGGACGTTGGATATAGATAAAAAAGAGCTGTATGCCTATCGGTATCTGAATGCGCTGATGGTGTGTTTGGGGCTTGAAAAGTTGGAATCGGGGCCAGGGGCGATCAGGAAGTGGGATGAGGAAGCGAGTGGAATGGTGACTAAGTCTGTCCAGGTTTTTAAAGCGCTATTGGATAAAGAAATTGGGGTGCTGTTGGACACCGAAGAATATGAAAAGCGGGATGGCGGAATTGGAATCAGGGTAGCGCCGGTGGGATTTTTCTGCACAAGCACGAAGCGAATGGCCTCAGAGATCTTGGACCAAACAAGAGAAGCGGAGCAACTGAAGGAATTATCGAAAATGCTCAAGCATCGCCCGCTTAAAAAAAGCAACATTCCATTCAGTCGTGAGTCATGTGCGACGGCCCCGAGTCCGTTGAGCGATATAGACGACGATATTTTATTTTAAAGCTGTCACACAGGCTCGATGAGCACTTGGAGGCTGAATCATGCAAACCCTATTTCATTATGCCAAACGTTTAAGAAACTGGCTCAGTTCAATACCCACCCGAATTGGGATGGTTCCGTTACCGGTGTTTGGACTGATGTGGTTATGTTTACTGAGCTTTATCGCGTTGGGTGAGATGCCAGGAGAACTCTCGGTGATGTTGGCGGTGGTGGCGGTATTGGGATTTAGCTGCGCCGAGATCGGTAAACAGATACCGGTTCTGCGGTACTTGGGCGGCCCCGTGATGGTGACCGTGCTCTTGCCGTCGTACTGCGTGTATAGCGAGCTCATGCCGATGGAGCTGGAAAGCTCGATACGGGAATTTTGGGAGAACACGAATATCCTGTATCTGTTTACGGCTGCGGTGGTGGTGGGCGGTATTTTGAGTATGGAACGGAGTCTTTTGATTAAAGGTTTCGTGAAGCTCTTTGTGCCACTTGTTGCGGGTTCTATCGCTGCGGCAATCGTGGGTACCCTGACGGGGATGGCGCTAGGCCTAAGCGCACACCACACCTTCTTCTTTATCGTGATTCCGATCATGGCGGGTGGCCTGGGTGAGGGGGCGATTCCGTTGACCCTAGGCTATGCGGCGATTTTACAGACGTCCCAGCCAGAGTTGTTTGCCCAAGTGATGCCGCCAATCGTGCTGGGCAATTTGATGGCCGTGGCGTGTGCAGGGGTACTGCATCGACTGGGGCAGCTTAACTCTGACCTGAGTCAACGGGGTCAAAAGCTGTCCGTCGGACACTTAAAAAACCGACCCACCGACTCAACGCCCACCGCTTTGATGGAGTCGCTGGCCTCAGTGGGAATGTTGGCTCTAAGCCTGTATATGGTAGGGGTTTTGGTGCATCAGTTAACTGGCTGGCCCGCGCCGTTGGTGATGCTGGGCTTGGCGGTCCTGATCAAACTCACGATGACGCTTTCACCCCGACTGGAAGAAGGGGCGTATCTGATGTACCACTTTTTTTCTCAAGCGGCGGCGTATCCGATTCTGTTTGGAATGGGGTTAACCCTGACGCCATGGCAAGCCCTGGTTAGCGTTTTAACGCCGGTTTATTTAATCCCGATCTTTGTGACGGTGCTGACCCTCGCTCTGGCAGGTTTAATTGTCGGGCGCTGGATGGGTTTGAATCCAATTGAAAGCGCAATCATCAATGTTTGCCATAGCGGGATGGGCAGCGTGGGGGATATGGCGATTCTGACCTCAGCCCATCGGATGCATCTGATGCCGTTTGCTCAGTTGGCAACGCGTATGGGTGGAGCGCTCACGATAGTGATTGCGCTGATGATGTTTAGCTTTTACCAAAACTTATGAAAGGAAAGTGATCATGAAGAGTGAAAAAAATGTAAAGCTCTACAGCTATGCGGTGTTGGACTACGACGAACAATTTGAAGATGGATATTTTTTTGAATCGATGCTGGATGAAGGCGCGGTTGAAGGCTTAGTCCAAGCCGCAGCGGAGCATCTTGATTCGGAGTGTATTTGGGGGGCGGCTAGCGGAGAGGGAGAAATTCTCATGGAAGTGTTTAAAGCAGATGGGGTAAGCCTAGGCGTCTTTGAGGTTCATAAAAGACTGACTGCTAGTTTCAATATTTACCCAAAAAATAAAAGCGTAGATTCAACGAGCCAGGCTGGGAGTTCACATGGGTGATATGGGTGAAATATTCAATGCGATAAGGGATCATAAGAAGGCGCTGAGGGCGAAGTATGGGGTTCCTTGTCTGCGCTGCGCAGAGGTACGTCCCCGTGCACCCGCATCGATTTTGCTGCCCCAACATCGCTGCCGTGTGGATGGTTATGTTGATCCACGCCCAAGCCTGACGGACGAACAATGGAATGACGTATGAAACCTGGCTTCATGCAAATGCCAACCGCTGGCAATGAAGCACCATGAATGAATGGAGAAAAGAGATGACGACGTATAAATATATTGTGGATGAACGTTGGGGATTTGAAGATGCGGATTGTTTCGAGTCAAATTGGGGTGAAGAGGATGCCGAGTATGTAGCCAGAGAGGTGGCAGGGAATTATTACTCAGAAAGTGAGGGAACTTGGGAATGGAATGAATCTATTTCAATTCAAATCTTCAAAGAGGATGGGACAAGCCTCGGAGTATTTGAGGTGGGATACGATTTGGAACCTCAATTTTGGGTTTTTGAAGAAAAGCCGGCTCAACGCTCTAGCCCATGCTGAGGAGTGGAAATGAGTGAGGTATTTTTGACCGAAGAGCAAGTAGATGAATTCACAGGGATTAAGCGAGGGCATACTCGTCGTCTTTGCAAAAAGCCTACAAAACTCACCAAATACCAACGCCAGGCAGAGTTTTTAAGTGAAAAAGGAATCGCATTTTTTCTCAATGCGCGTGATCGACCTATTGTAACCCGCGCTTTTATAGAAGGGCGTCCCGAGCCTATTAAACCTGCTGCAATTTGGCGGCCTAGCGTCCTTATCTAAAAGACGAAATATGGGACGTAGGCCGACTAAGAATCTTAATTTGCCACCGCACATGCGTATTAAACGTACTAGTAGTGGCAAAGTGTATTACTACTATGATATGGGCGGTACGCCGCGCCGCTGGAAACCACTCGGCCATAATTTTATCGAAGCGTTGCGCCTATATACAGAACACGAACCATCCTGTACTGCCGCAGCAAAAGTAACCTTGCATTTTCGAGATGTTGCGCAACGCTACAGCCAAGAAATTATCCCAGCTAAAGCGCCGCGTACACAAAAAGATAATTTCCAAGAACTCGCTTCGTTGTATCGATTTTTTGATAACCCTCCAGCAGAGTTAGATGAGATTCGTCCTTTGCATATCCGTCAGTATTTAGATTGGCGAAAAGATGCTAAAACACGAGCTAATCGGGAAGTCGCGCTTTTAAGTCATATTTTTAATAAGGCGAGAGAGTGGGGACTAACGGACCAACCCAATCCATGTGTTGGCATCAAAAAGCATACAGAAAAAGGTCGCGATAACTATATAAGCGATAAAGCTTATCGTGCAGTATGGTTTGCAGCAGATCAACCATTGCGTGATGCAATGGACCTGGCATATCTAACAGGGCAACGCCCCGCGGATGTGCTGAAATTAGAGGAGCGAGATATACAAGAGGGCGTACTTGTTATTAAGCAAAATAAAACTGGAGCGCAAGTTCGCATTGAAATTATCGGAGAGCTTGCCACTACGTTAGCGCGAATTAGGCGTCGCAAACAAAGCTTACGGATTGTACCCATGCAACTTTTAATTAACGAGAACGGTCAACCATTGAGCTACGATACCTTACGCTTCAGATTTAATCGAGCGCGTGAGGCTGCTGGGATCGATAAAGCAAGTTTTCAATTCAGAGATTTGCGCGCTAAAGCAGGGACAGATATAGAAGTGGGAAGCGGTGGAAATATTCGGGAGGCACAGGCCCTATTAGGCCATAGTAACGCATCGATGACAGAGCATTATGTACGCAAACGGGGGAGAACTGTTAAACCTACAAAATAG